CGCAGACGGCTATGATGAAGATATCAAAGCCGTCCCCACTAATAGCAAAGAAGCAGTGCAACAAGAAGCACGTCAATATATCGCTGCAGTTGGTGGCTCAGATAACTTAACTGGTATTGATGCTTGTATTACTCGTTTACGTTTAAATGTAAAAGATGCCAGTGTAGTCAACGATGCTTACGCAAAACACCTAGGTGCTTCAGGGGTTATTCGCTTAAATAAACAGAGTGTTCAAGTGATTGTGGGCACACGGGCTGAAATTGTTGCAAGTGCCATGCGTGATGTATTAGCACAAGGCCCAGTTGCCGCTTATGCTGGTAGACATACAGATAACGCGGTATCGACAGAAAAAACATCAGAAAAACAGACTAATAATGATGCCAAAGTCATTCTTGAAATGGTCGCGCCATTTGATGGTGAAGTGGTTGCATTAAAAGATGTGCCTGATGAAGCTTTCTCAAGCGGTGTCGTGGGAGATGGTCTTGCTATTAAACCCACATCAAATATTGTGATGGCACCTGCTGCCGGTACGGTAGTAAAAATCTTTGATACTAACCACGCATTTTGCATTGAAACGGATAACGGTGTTGAGATTATCGTCCATATGGGGATTGATACGGTCGCATTAGGAGGAAAAGGCTTTAAACGTCTGGTTGAAGAAGGTACAGAGGTTAAACTCGGCCAGCCTATCTTAGAGCTAGATCTTGAGTATTTAAACACTAATGCTAAATCAATGATAAGTCCGGTTATCATCAGTAATATCGATGACTTTGATAAAGTGAGTGATATTGCATCCGGCCAAGTGACGGCAAATAACACCATAATCTATAAAGTATTAAAATAAATATCATATAGATATTTAATCCTCTATAAAGAGATGGTTAAATAAGACGATAAAACGGGGAGTGTTGTCTACTTCCCGTTTTTTTATCCCTATCTTGATAAATATCTCTGCGCTCTCTTTCGCTAGGGTATTTATGAAACCTGCTTATTGGATTATAGTGGTGTTCGTTTTTTTGTATTATAAATCAATGTCATACATATCGATACTCACAATCACTCACTATTAACTCACAATTCAACGTAGCCATTACCTCTATCATCAAGGTATTTATCTGTCATTCTCATAGATTTGTGGCCAAGTATTTTCTTTGCAAACTCAGCACTTTTTTCTTCTTCATATAATCTTGCAGATAAACTTCTAATTTCATGAAATGTTGGTTTATTTTCCAAATACTCAGGTAGGGCTTCGATAAACTTACCTCTTAATGTTTTTGCTGTGGTATTGCCACAGATTTTATCTGAGTTCCTATTCATGAGATTTAAAACATCTTTAATAGAATAACCAATAGGCTCAAGTCTTAATGAGAGTGGTATTGCTACTTTAGAACCTGTTTTTATTTGGGTGACATACAGCCTATCATTTTTTATATCATCCCACTTCATATTGATAATATCGCTAATGCGCTGAGCTGTAAGGACCGCTAGTAGAAACATATGCCTATATTTGTCATTTGTGTGCTCCAAGGCGTATTTAAACTCTTCTAGCGATAACCTTGAGCGCTGAACGCTTGTTTTTGGCGGCTTTGTCACGGAAACGGGATTTTCCTTTATCACACCATCCGCAATGGCTTCATTAAAAGCATCTAGCATAGTGGACCTTAGTAATTTTGCCATTGCCTTTTTAGGGTACTCTGAAATAAATGTGGCTACATCTCTTGGTGTTACATTCTCAATTGGACAGTCATTAAAGTGTAATTTGATTAACTTTATTCTTGATTCGTAATCGTAGAGCGTCTTCTCTTTTAACCCCCGGCTGTTTACCTTCCCCCTATAAGTATCAAGCCACTCATGCAATGTTACACAGTGAACATTATTAATTCTGTCAACTAATGACTCTTTAGGTTTATAAATAGCCAAATTGGCTTGTATGGCTTCGGTTATTGCTAATGATTTGTTTGAGCCAACAGAAAATTCCTTTTTAGTTCTTACATCCCTGTAATAGTAAATCCCTTTACGCAAATACAAGTTAGGCGGTAAACCCTTGTTCTTTGCACTTCTGCTTCTGCCCATTAATTTTCTCCATTAAATATTGCGGTTCCCTTACCATTTTGTCATTTGTTAGAATTGTCCACGGCTCTAACTCATATTCTCTACCAACCTTTTCTGGAGCAGGGTATAACCTACCTTCCTTTATATAGCGAGATAATTGCCGTTGACTTCTAGGGTTAGCGAAATATTTATTATTCCATTCTGATAATGTAATTCGTTTCATTGATTATTCTCCGTATCCTTCATCATTAAAAAAACTTCCATAGCGCCACGGTATGGGTTTTTATTTACTGACATGAAGTCATAATCAAGGCAGTCAGCTGTCCATTTATTAGAATGGTACATTGGTGATAACCCTATTTTATTTTCAATAATAATCGGCATTGCGTCTGATGGGTTATTGCATGGGTCGAAAAAGCGATAACCAAACGAGCCATCAACAAGGAATTGGATAATATCCATTGTTTGTTTAATTACATCGTATTGCGTTTCAGGTAAAACAGATTGAGCTACTAATAAATTAATCTCGAAATCAGATAGTTCGGTGTATTTATTCATTATCATCTCCTAGTATTTCATTAATAGTATTTCTGATGTCAATTAAGTCTTGTTTTGTCACATCCATATTCCAAGATGGAGTATTTAAAATAAAACAATCTTTTGTTGTAGGTTCAATCTCAATACAATCTTTGTAATTTTCCAAGCCAGCATAATATTTATCTTTCATTCCATACCTCTCCACAAACAACTTTAACATTCCTCACTGACATTAAATATTCAGCACGTTTATTGCATTCCGATTGCGTATAAATATCTTCCGTAACAGGCACAGCAGAACCCTGTATTAACATGTGTAATACATATTCGATTATTTGCATGGTTATTTAATCTAATTTATAGAGTGGTATATTTATTTTTTCACTTCTTTCTTCATTTAGATGGGTATATCCATATTCTTTTATATTATCGAACCCGCTTGATGTTATATAACCAACAGGCTCTAAGCCATTAATTAAACTCTCGCGTGATGCTTGCCAAGATTGAAATAATAAAGTCTTTAAATCCTCCTTGCCTTTATCGCTATAAGGCAATTCTCCGTGACCAGAATTAAACCACGCTTCAAATTGCTGCCTTGATTCATCCATGCTTACTCCTGAATTTTAGGTATAAAAAACCCTGCAATGCAGGGCGTATAGTTAAATATGGTACATTAGGTTTTTTATAGCTTGCTCTGTGTTAAATTTATGATTCTCACCTTCTAGATAGAACTCATTAAGAAAGTCAATAACCTTTCTTCTTGAAATGCTCTTCGTTGTTATGCTATCAAGATATTCTTTTTCTTCAGCAATAATTATACCTTTACCAAGTTTGAATTGATCGAATGTTAAATCGTAATACAACTCCTCAAATTCAACAAAGTAATGTTCACCTGACAAAGTGGAGCTATATATATTTATAATAAATATTTCTTCTGTATTTAATTTTCTACTTAGTACTCCACCAAGCAGTGCAGAAGCTCCTTCACAGGAATTATGAGGGAATGCATGAAATGGAAAGTTAATATTTCTTGCTATCTCGTTGTAATACTCGTCAAAACATTTCCTTAATTTTTTAGCTATATGAATAGCTAATTTCGTTTTTTCAGCCATTGCAATATCACCGTAGTTAATTCATGGTGACAAAATGTTAAATTAAATAAAGGTATTTATCCATCACTCCACCTTATCCCTCTGTCTTCACATACCAATCAACAAGATTATCAATTGCAGTATTGATATATCCTGATTGTTCTTCTTCGGTTAATTTATCCCATTAGTCCTCAGTAATGCCCAGCCCACATTCAGAGTCAGAGCCAACCTTGTTTGTCCTTGCAACTAAAACCATCTGCTTACTCATATTCATTCCTCTTATTGCATCCCTGAGAGTTAAATTATCATGCGAACTTTGGTAGCTTATTACCTGTAAGTTCCTCTGCGTCCTTCATAAAGTCGGTGGCTTGCTCTTCCATTCCAACGCCGAAATCGTATTTATGAACCGCTTTAGCCATTAAGAAAGCGCCAGCAAAAAGAACTTCTTTCAACTTTTCATTTTCTTCTTGTAACTGTTCAATAGTCATATCTATCTCCTGTTTGCATCCTTGCACTGAGCCCTATAATTAAACGTATGGCTTAATATCAAATTGCTTGAACCATTCTTTTATTTCGGCATATTGTTCATAACTAATTCCAATATCTTCCCGCCATTCTTCAAATGAATTTCGGGCGGCGTCTTTAGTTAAATAATAAATAAAATCCTGCAATTTCTCAGGTGTGTTCATAGTTATATCCTTTGGTTAAATCACATAAATAGCGTGGTGTGGGTAGGGGAGTCCGATAGGAGCGAAAGGTATAGGATCATCCCAATCTTGAGGTGGCTCACTTTGTGGTGTTTGATTACTCGATGCTTGTTTTGGCGCTTGCGGTTGCTGATGTTGTCCCCATCCTTGATTCTGCTGAGGCTTCTGGCTTCCTGCCTGATTGCCACTGTTACCGCCAAAATCTAATTGATCAACGATAATTACTGGCGCTGATTTTTTCTCACCGTTCTGGCTTGTCCATTCTTCCATAACGAACTCACCAGTAACTGTAACCTTTATTCCTTTGGTTAGGTGCGGAGGTAGCTTTTCAGCTTTAGAACCAAACATCTTGCAGATAACCCAAGATACTTTTTCGTGTTCTCCGTAACCTTGTTTCACTGGCAAGCTAAAAGATGCAACCGCTTTACCATTTGGCGTTCATCGCTGTTCGCAATCTTTGCCTAAGTTTCCATTTACTGTTATTGTGTTAATTGCCATCAGTACCTACCTCCTCAAACTCACCTTCAAATACTGAGGCGTTTTCCTGATCGACATTAGCCTCTGCCTTTTCGTCTAAAATGACCGCTTTTTGCATTTCGATAGAGACGGGTAGATATTTAAACAAGCGACGGATAACGGTTTTCTTCGCCATTTCTTCCCAGTGAGAAACCCAAGGTCCATTTTGACTGGCCTTGCTTAATGCTCTGACTTTCTCAATTTGGTTATGCGTCATAACTTCAAACTGGACACCGCCATCTTTCAACCTTGCGACAGCGTAAACGTGTGTAATGGGCGAGTCTTCATTTTCACCCGGTATGTGCGTTAAGTTTTCATTCAATCCATACTCAAAGTGGAAGCTATCGCCCTGCCTCACTGTTCTGGCTGAAATGCTTACTATCTGGCCTGAACGACGAGCTAGATCAATCATCCCTCGATAACCAATAATTAACTGCACATTTGATTGTCCTGACTTGGATTTTCCATTTCCAAACGGGAGCAGGTATGCATGACCAAGTGCGTTACCTGGCTCCAATCCCAATTGTGAACACTGCACAACAGCTCCGATAAAACTTTGCATATCACAGTTGGCTAATTCTGGTGTTTTTCTGATTTCCGTTGACACTATTCGGATCATTCTATCCGGCGTCATATGACGAGGAAGGGCGGCTGCTAGCTGAGCTTTCATACTTGGTTTATTGATACACTCAACCAACAACTGATCTTTGGTTTTTTCTTTTACCTTTGTACCTTGTGTTTTTTGCAAGTCAGCTTGAGCTAATGGTGGGTTACTCATCCCTTAATTCCTTAGCCCAGTAGGGCAGTGATAATGTGCGTATGCCTGCCCATTCGTCCGTTTTTAGGCATTCTGCATACGTTCTTAAATTTTGTTTGTAGGTTGTTCGACCAATATCTTTTGCTTGTTGGTCTAAATTGAAAACTCTAACGGGGTATCTACCGCAGTCGATAGTCGTGCTTACAACAAGAAAGACAAAGACAGGAGCTTCGCCTGTTAATGATTTATATCCATCTGAATAAAAAGAGTCCTGTACGTGGTAACGATATTCGTACATGGAGCGATCGAATCGCTGAATATCGGCAGAGCTTTTTACATCAATAATCCAGTGGTGCTCTTGAATGAGTTTATCTGGCCTGCAACGACAAAGAATATCCGTATCTTCATCATTCCAATAAATGCTACTTTCAGCTACTCCGTTAGCTTCTAAGCACCATCTTGCGATAGGGTGCGCCATTGCACTATCTCTCATGAGCATTAACTTCCTGTTATCGTCATGAGTAATAGGTGTGATACCTTCCTTTTCACACATTTCGAGAAATTCCTTTTCCTCTTGCTTCCCTGCGTTTGTTCTACGATTTACATCAGGGCCTATCTTGTATCGCTTACTGTATTCATCTGGTTCTAACAAAAGACAATGGATAGCAGTCCCGAAATCCAATGCCTTTATTTTTTCTTCATCAACAGGAGCTTCCTTGCTCCAAATATATTCGGCTGGCATTTCGCTTATTAAATCCAACTGAGATTTACTGATCCCTAATCCATGGTGATAGTCCTCATTTGAAATGTCGTAATAGATACCGGGCTTCATCCTAAAACCTCTTTATCTATCCCGATCTGAATAGCTGTTCTAATTCCGGCTAAAACCGCATCCAGTGCTTGGGGACTAATTTCAAATACAGGATTTAACTTCCTTGCTAAATCCATACATAACAGTTCTTCGGGCAGGCTATCCATAACCTCATCAACTGATATTTTATCTTCCTGAGAATTAACAAACGCTTCTCGTTCCATTTGGCGTTCGTACCAGTCGTTTCTGAGTCCGTATGTATTCGTTAACATAGAGCCTCCTTAGGTAAACGCGCGCTCCTTGCGTGTGTTAATTTCATGCTGAATGAGGTTTGTGCGCTCCATAGACACTTTCATTTTCCATTGAAAAACTAAGTCGTCGATTTGCTCATTTGTCATTTCAGACTCTCGCAATAGTGCGAATATCTGATGTTTTATGTGTTTCTGCTTTGCGTTCATGCTGTACTCCGTATGCTGTTTTTAATGTTTCGTTTGCTTCGCTCCATCCGTCCTCGTCCGTGAGAAATAAAGCAATTCCAGCTTTACTTTGGGCTACACGTAATTTGTATTTATCAATATTCATGCTTACCTCTGGATGTGCGAAATCTGCGCTAATCTTGCGATAGCGATTGTTATTTGGTTTCTCTGGTGTTGGTGCGGTAGGTTAATTACCTGATGCGCTCAGGCTAGCAAGCCAGCTTACATAAATCCTCCGGTTCAAACGGTGCTTTTTGTTAGGCGAGACCGATTTATCGCCTTTGGTTTATTGGTCTAAAAAAGTTATCTCACCACAGCCCACAGAATGGACTGTAATTAGTTAACTGCGCCTGCTTTTAACCACGTCAGGCGAGGTGGTTCCTCACTTTCCACAGTCAAGGAAAATTGATATATTGGTTATTCCACAGTCAATATAAGGAATGATTTAAATGGCTATGTTTATAGTGAGAGTAGAATTACCTGATGCTAATTATTCAGACTATCAGGCTCTATATGATTTAATGGAAAGCTACGGATTTTCAAAGCAAATAACTGGTGATAATGGTGTAGTATACGATCTCCCTGATGCTGAATATTACTGCAATGGAGATTATGATATTGAAGCCGTAAGTAGCACAGCCTTCCAAGTAGCCCAATCAGTTAGAGCTAATGCTAAAGTTCTTGTAACTGAAGCTGAAAGAATTAGATGGACGGGGCTTGTTTACTACTAAAGTCACAACCAATAGAACCACTACCACACATTTCAGGTTTTGGTTTTTCGCTCTCCAAGGTCACAAATGCCTTTCTAACTCTATGACCTAATTCCAAAATATCATCACGAGTTAATTTAAAATTGCGTCGATAACTATCAACTAGCAAGGTTGATAGAACCGAACGAGCCGATTCTTGAGACGCTTCTGTTAAATCTTCAAATTTCATCTTACTTCTCCTATTTATCTCGCCGTCACCCCGAACTCACTGCTCGGCTGTTTTGTTTTAACTCCTGAAAATACTGCTACATTAGGTAAGCAACAGTTATCTACCGATGGTTTGAATTTAGGTTCAATATTTCTAGTAACTGGTATGTGACTTAATGACAGTGTTTTTTCTACTGATGTAAGTCTTTTCTCTTGAGGGAATACTGATTCTAATTTCAATTCAATATTCTTTTTTGCAATAGCTTCTGCTTTCCGTCTGGTGTGACGTCTATTTGCAGATGCTCCGCGTAAAAACTCAGGCTTGCGTGATTTTTTAACTGTAATAGTTGCCATATATCCTCCAAACAGTTGGCTTTAGTGAGCGCAGGGATCGAAACCATGTTATTTCTGTTTATACATGGGATAGTTTCCATGTCGGGGCAAATCTCTCTATGGTGGGAGTGAATACCCTGCACTCATTAAAACCTTCTGAGAAGGTTGACGCTTTATCAGCGTCACCGTTCTGATGACTAATACACAGCTAGTCATCATCGTTGTTAAAGAACATCAACGTGCTGTGTTCCGTTGATGTGATTAAATGTATACGATAAGTAGACGCATGTAAATACTAAATGTAGACATTTTTACAATAAATGAGTCAACTATCTGTATTTTCAGATAATTTATTTTCAAATAAATCTCAGATTGGAACTCAGATCACTTCTTTGGAGGGGAGGGGGTACAAAAAAGCCCTCGCGGAGAGGGCTGGGGTTATTTATTTCTTAGTTCTGACAGGAAAAGACCAACACTTATAGCCATAGGCGTGAGCATCTAACACTTTTCTCTCGGAATCAGGTGTTCCTGCCTTTGCTCTTGTCTTTCTATATCTGCATTTACACCAACGGTATCCTGCAGGTAATTCAGGGGTACTAATAGTTTTTAATTCCATTTTTACATCTCACCTCAGGCGGACGCTTCCCTGAGGACTTGATTTAATGTCGGAGATCCACTATTGTACTTGTGTGTTAAGTAAGTACGGTCGTGGGGTCCTGACATCTCCGATCTGAGCGTTATCCCCGGCAAGGGATTATGCTCAAATTTTTATTGAGGCCGAACGTAAACCTTCAGAATTGAGGAGATGCGTTCGGCTTCTTCGCTTGTAAGGTCTGTCGGAATACCGCTTATAGTAACTGTTGTTCCAGATTCAGGGCGAATAACTACGGGTAGAGAATAAGATGAAGGTTGGTCATTCTTAGGCTCTACTTCAGGCGCTTCTTTAGCCAATTCTTTTTCCTCTTCTTGGCGATTTGAAATAGGATTGTAGGGAATATCCTCATTAGCCTGAAAAGCTTTGAATTTATTAATTGCGCTCTCCATACGGCTTTTATAAGCTTTAATGCTGGTATCGTTAGGTTTCGGCTCTGTTATTTCGATGTAGCGCTCTGCTAGAACATTTAAATCAAGCTTAGTTACATCCCCCATCTCTTCTTCTTTAACTACCGTTAGGAGGCGAGCAGATGAGTTTTTCAAGTTACGAGCAGTAGCCTCCTTCATTATGTTCAGCGACATAAGCGATTCAAGGAAATCCTTAAATGCTTGAACGCTTAATTCTTGGTTATTCATGCTAATCTCTCTAAGTTATTGATGCAGATCGAATTCTAACCAGACTAGTGAAGATTTGCAAGACTTAATCTTAATGAATCTTTGATTTAGGTAATCTGAAAACTATTGCTGTACATGAACCCAGTAAAAATAGATTGGATGTCAATTGTATTAATTAAAAAAAGGCCGCATTTCTGCGACCTTAAGCTATTTAGATGTATTTTGTTGTGCGATATACCCACACCCTAAAACGTGTCGTCATCCAAAGAAGCAGCCTCGCACATCATCTTCAACGAGCCTAATGGCGTCAGAGAAACTACCTAGCATTATTTCATCGTAGTTGTGCCAGTTACTATTTTTATCCATCCAAAGCAGAGACCATGAATTCGAATATCTATTATGTGTGATTTTTGCTATAGGTTCTTCTACTCTGCCATCACTCCATATTAGTTGCCTAATTTCAAAGATAATTACTGAGTCGTCCTCGATGCGATACTGTAAATCTAATTCATCCCTTAGGTGTTCTGCTGGGCGACGCTTTTCCATGAAAAATTCCATACACCGTCTAATATTTGCTATCTCAATATTGCTAAACGCCATATTTCCTCCTAAAACGTGTCGTCAGGCCATTGTGATTTGATTACCTTACCTATGATTGTGCAATTCCCGTTAATAGGGATCAGATCGAAGCGAGGGTTTAATGGCTCTAGATACTCAATTCCACCATCTCTAATCAATCGTTTGAATGTGAATTCATCATTCAGTAAACGCGCGACGCAAAAATCTCCGAACTCAACTTCTTCCTCTGGATCAACCAAGATAAGCATTCCTTCAGGAAAACTTGGCTTTCCTCCTGGTGGCGCTGTCATTGATTGGCCTTCAACCTCTAACCAAAAAGCGCGCTCACTGGCTTTCTTAGCTGTAGGTATCCACGACACAGCATCTTTCTGAGTATATGAGTTAAATTCTGTTGAGAAAGCGCCAGCCTGTACCTTCGTGAATAGAGGGTATTGGTAAATTGGTGGTTGATGATTAATATCTTCTTTTTCGATGCTAATCGAACCATCTGAATTAATAACTGCATTATTCACGCCAACAAACGCCAGTATTCCCGCTATATCATGCAGAGATGGCTCTCTTTTGCCGGTCATCCAATGACCAACGGCACCTTTCGAAACCGAAAAGCGCTCAGCTAAATCATCATAAGTAATGCCTTTTTCCTTCATTAAGGATTTGGCTAGTTCGTACCATTTCATTTTCATACCAGCATTATACGTTATGTATACAAACATGTGGACACACAAAATGTATACTTTTATGTTGAGTTATAGGATACTTTATGTATACTAGCATCATTGTAATAAGGAGGTTCTGATGAACAACATAAGTCGCTATAGAAAAAAATTGGGAATCACCCAAAACGACTTAGCAAAAGAGCTTGGATGTACAAAAGGAAATGTCAGTCATTATGAAAACGGTAGACGTAAGGCTGACTTAGATGTTTGTAGAAAGCTCGTTGATTTCTTTAATAAAAAAGGTGTGAAAGTCACAATTGATGACTTGTTTCCACCTAAAGTTGCTTGATTTCACCACGTTCTTTAACAATCGCAGGGTTCTTGACTGCTACGGAGTCGCTGATAAAGCGACAACTCTTCCCCCAATATCAACTCATACGGAATGAGTCACGGATCATTATTGTCCCTTAGTTAACTCATAAGGACTTTAAACAATGGAATGCGCAAATACACGCAAACAATTCAATCAATTTATCTCTAACCACCTAATAGCTTCAGCATTACAAGCATTGAGAAATAAAACTCAGTCTGCCGTGGCTAGAACGTTAGGTGTTCATGATTCAACTATCCTACGTCGAACTGAAAAATATCCTGAAATATGCGAAACGCTTGTCGCATCGGGAATTATTGATTTTGTGATGGAAGGAGAACGAAAAATCTCAGAAGAAGAGTACCGATTTTTGTGGAAACAAATGGGTGAACTTTCTCAAATGAAAATAAAAGAACACGCCTCGATTGCGGCAACAAACGAGGCGTGTTGTTCAATGGAATTCACCATTTAACGTACAAATACACTGTATCAATATCCAGTTTTTATCACAAGGGGAAACTTCGGTTTCCCTTTTTTGATACAGCTTTGGAATGGAGAAATTATACCATGAGACAAAGAATAAATCATGAATTTAATGGCTGTGATGAGCATAAAAACATCATGAGAAATAGGCTATTACAAGAAATAACCCCACTAGGTTGTCAGCGTTTAAAGGAAGCATTGAAAGACGCAAAATTAAGGAAAGCACATCGGGATAAGTTATTAGGAGAGCGAAAATGAGTATGCTTCTAATGGCAAAAGCCATGCAATTACAGGTGGGGAGTACAGCACAAAAAATGGTGCTACTGAAACTTGCTGATAATGCCAATGATAAAGGTGAGTGCTTTCCTTCTTATGAGACTATTGCACGTCATTGCGAAATTAGCCGTCAAAGTGCGATAAACCACATTAAAAGTTTATGTAAAAAAGGGTTTGTTCGTAAAGTTACGCGAAAAACAGATAAGGGACATACTTCCAATTTATATATTTTAGATTTGGAGGCTAAATCTCTTGATGACGGTAGTCAAAATACAGTACCACCTAGTCAAAATTCTGTACCAGAGGTAGTCAAAGAATTTGACCACGGTAGTCAAACTGTTGGACTAGGGGGTAGTCAAAAAATTTTACCCAGAACCAGTCAGTCTTTTAACCAGTCAATTAACCCTAAAAAATTATCGTCTGACGACTCGAAACCTGCAAAGCAGATTTCAATTAATCGACAAGCTAAAATTCCTTATCAGGAAATCATGCAAGCCTTCAACGAATCGGTAGGGGATAGATTACCCAATGCCGAATCACTGAATGACAAACGCAAACGAGCAATATCCAAATTCCTGAAAGAGCTTAAAGAGCCTACAGTCGAATCAGCTAAAAATTATTTTGATTATTTTATGGAAACAGCGAGTACGTGGTACTTTGGAGAAAATAATCGGGGTTGGCGAGCGAATTTTGATTATTTACTCAGACCAGAAACGGTACTCAAAACAAGGGAGGGAGCACTGTGATGAACCAAGTTCCGAATAATTTAATGGCGGAACAAAATGTTATTGGAGGACTACTGCTTGACCCGCAAAGTGATAATGCGCAATCAATTTTTTCACTGCTAAAACCTGAAGATTTTTATACCCGACACCATCAAATTATCTATCTCACTCTGCGAGAAATGTATACCCAACGTATGCCAATAGACATCATGACGGTGACGGATTATCTGGAGTCAAAAGGGCGAATTAATCAATCAGGTGGTTTTGCCTATCTTGCTGAGATGGCAAGAGAAACACCGAGTATTGCTAACATTATGGCTTATGCGAAAAAAATCCGAGAGTGTTCCGCACAGCGTTTTGTTATCGAAAAGACGGTTGAAATTCAAAAACTCATGATGGTGCCAAGTGAGTTAAGTTTTACGGATAAAATTGAACAAGCACAACGCTTGCTTGATGAAGCCACTTCGTTTGGAAAAATGGGAAAAAAAACAGGGTTGCGCCGAATTGATGATGTGTTGGATGATGTTTTTACCGACATTTGTGACCGACAAGATAACCCAGAGAAACATCGAGGATTAAAAACGGGATTTAAAGATTTTGACCGCCTATTAAGCCCGAAACAGATTGTTATCGGTTCACTGTTCGTGATTGGTGCTCGCCCTAAGATGGGGAAAACAACCGTTCTCACTGAAATGGCAAAAAATGTCTCACAACAAGGTAAGCCTGTATTGCTGTTCAGCATGGAAATGACGGATAAACAGCTTGTTGAACGGACACTAGCCCAACAAACCCAGATTAATTCAGATAAATTTTACCAAAAGTTAGAGGAGCATGAATGGGATAGGCTTTGCAGTGCCATCGGTCGCCTTAAAGATGAGCCCAATATTTGGGTGGATGATACACCTGGCATGTCCTTACAACACATTCGTTCTGAAAGTCGGAAAATCAAACGCAAAGTCGGTGATATTGGGTTTATTGGTGTCGATTACCTCACTCTGATGCAAGCGGGAAAAGCTGATCGTAATGATATTGCCTATGGTGAAATCACTAAGGGGCTAAAAATATTGGCAAAAGAGCTCAATACGGTGGTTGTGTTGCTTGTACAACTGAATCGGGGATTAGAAAACAGGGCTGACAAACGTCCCGTACCAAGTGATTCAAGAGACACAGGACAAATCGAGCAAGATTGTGATTATTGGTTAGGCATTTATCGTGATGCGGTGTACCACGATAATGCGGATGAAACGCTGACCGAGATGATTTTAAGGCTCAATCGGCACGGTAAAACAGGCACGGTGTATGTTGACCAACAAGGATTGAGTATTACACCAGTTGATCAATATATGGCTGCTTATCGCGCTCAACCGAAACGAGAGCCTAAAAGGTATTGTGAAAAATCGTTTTAACTCATGAAAGTAAAAAGGAGACCTCGTGACAGATGATATTTGTCTCCATAAATCCAATCTCAATAGTATTTTCAAAGTGCTCTCCGAAATCGTGACAACAGGTAAACGCTATCGCATCAAAATCACCGAGTGGCGTGATTTAAGAACCATACCCATGAATAAAACATGGCGTATGTGGATGGAAACCACAGGCGAGTGGTTACGTGCGCGTGGCGTTGTTATCGATATTAAAAATGGTGTTGGTGAAATCGTTTTATCAAAGCCCATCACTAATGAGGAAACTCATGAATATTTCGTTGGACATTGGCTAGGGCGCAATGAAAACGGTGAGCGTGAAAAAACCAGCAAGATGGATAAAGCAAGGATGCTTTACATGATGGAGAAACATGAACAATGGTGCATTGAGAAGGGAATTCCGATCATCATTCCTCGTAATTCTGAATATATGAGTTTGAAAAGAAAGCAAGAAGAATAGGAAATAGTGATGATTATTTCAGTTAATAACATGATCGTTTTTATTTTAAAGTGATAAAAAATAGTAATCAGGAGGCTCATGATGAATTTACGCAATGAGGCAAAAGGGCGTGAATGTCAGATTAGAATACCTTCAGTTTGTAATGGTAACTCTGAAACGGTTGTTTTAGCCCATTACAGAATGTCAGGTCTTTGTGGCGTCGGAATAAAATCGCATGACTTATTTGGCGCTTGGGCTTGTAGTGCATGTCACGATGAAGTTGATAGACGAACACGATTTACGGATATGGAGTATGCAAAACAATGTCATCTAGAAGGTGTTTTGAGAACGCAAGCCATATTGATCCAAGAAGGGAAGTTGAACGTGTGAAGGTCTTTAATATCGAACCAGTACCTAAACCAAGGATGACTCAGGCTGATAAATGGAAAAAACGTCCCCCAGTTTTAAAGTATTTTGCGTTTAAGGACGAAGTAAAGTTAAACAAAATCACCCTACCTGAATCACATTACCACATTACATTCATTCTACCCATGCCGAAGAGTTGGAGTAAAACTAAACGCTCCGAAATGAACGGTAAACCCCATCAACAAAAACCGGATAAAGATAATCTCGAAAAAGCATTACTTGATGCTATTTTTGACGATGATTCACGTGTATGGGATGGGCGGGTAACAAAAGTGTGGGGAAAAAGGGGGCAGATAATTATCCAAGAGGTGCGATAGTGAATATTGAGTGGATACGCGAGCGAGTAAGTACAGCGTTGATGAATGTTTGTATTATAGAAAATGGGCCGTTAAGTGCCATGGAGGAACAAGCAATACTTGTAACCGATAGGTTTAAAAGAAACCCAATACGCTATGCGGGTGAAAGAAAGTCTCGATACAGACTCCCCTCACATCCACTCAAAATTAAGCAAAAACATGCCAAAGGAAAATCAAAACCATTAATTAATGAAGTTACTTATCGCACTTCATCATGGCGCAGAGGTATTCATCAATTGCCTAACGAAATGCGCTTATGGTTACTCTATTGCTATGGTGATTATCAATATTATCGTGAGCAAATACTCATTGTTCCCTATATTTGGCATGAGTTTCAGCGATTAAATAGTAAAAAAAGGATAACGAAAAAAGTTAAGCAACGACTTCAATCTCTTACCTTACTAGCCATTCAGGCGGTAAAAGCAGAAATTAATCAAACAGCAAAAAAATATACGGATGTTAAGCTCGCTGGATTGTTGGGCGTCAGTGCTGATGCTTGGCGAAAGAGCTATAAACTGTATTGGATTTGTTTATTAGATTGTTGCTATCAATTAGATAGAGATTCGCTATTCAAAATTAGCGCTTTAAGCTGATTAAAAAAGTTGCAAAACTCCGTTTTTTTCTATAAATTAAATGCAATATTTATATAATATTATAAATGTAAGTATTTCAAACCTCGCTTCGGCGGGGTTTTGTTTTTTTTTAAAATATATTTATAATTATTAATTAAAAAATTTGTTGGAAGTTTTTCGTTTTCATTGATTGTTTGTTTATATTTAAGATGAAATTTATTGTTATCCTATAAGAATAAACCTGCAGTGTTTAACTAATAATTAAAATAATAAACAGGTATTCTTATCTCTACTATACTCATAATATTCAATTTATAGAGCGAGTATATATAATGATTGATTTGTTTAAGTTAACGAAAAAAAGTTCTAGGCATATTGGTATAGCAATATATGTTGGTATTATAGCGGGTATCTTTTCAGCTTTAGTTAAATCTGGTTTTGAAGACCTAATTCCCCCGAGAACACTTGAAACGACACCCCCGCCAGTCGTCTTACTCGAAAAGCTTGGATTAAATATAGATACTATGACTTATCATTGGATGGGATATAGTATTAATTGGGGCGGTAATGGTGTTCATATATTATTCTCAATAGTTATCGCTGTGACATATTGTGTTATTGCTGAATTCTTGCCAAAGGTTAAATTATTACACGGTATTTGTTTTGGTATTGGCGTTTCTGTTTTTGCTCATGGTTTAGTCGTACCTCTACTAGGATTGTCTGGCTGGCTTTGGACAGCAGGTTATCAAGCATTAATTTCTGAGTTTGTTGGAACCGCTTTTTGGATCTGGTCAATTGAAGCGATTAGACAAAATTTGCGTTATTGTTTAACTAAAGAAAATGATGCTGAGTAGATAAGGAAGTTCAACCTTAATCTGTTATAAATTTCTTAAAGATCGCTTAGGCGGTCTTTTTTCGTATATGCCGACCACAGAATCAATCACCCTCGTTATCACGTTCACACAAGAGCTGTGAGTCGGCACCTTATTAACTAAATAAATTGGTAAATGTTATGTCAAAAGAGATAAGCGAATTACAGTTTAGTCTTCACTATGCCTCAGAAACAGACAGTGAAAAGAATACCTCCATCATTTTAACGGCGAATATCCATACGGCTGATGGTGAAACTCAACAACTGACACAATTAATTTGCACGACATCTTCCGCAGGTAAAAAGCAATATCGAATCGGCTTGCAAAAAATTAGTGATGCTGGTGCTCCATTGCTGGTGGCGATTGAATCCTATTGGCGCAAAAACACACAAGAGAGTTGTGTTTATTTGTTAGAGAAAGCGAAGCAATTTATTCAAGGACACTTACAACAAACGAATACATGGATATCTATGTATGGTCTTGTGATTGTTTCTAATGCGTCACTGGAAGAACAGTTGCCTGAAGGTTTATTAAAGGCACTTAAAGTATCAATCCCCGCCTAATTTTTTTAACACTTTCACACTAATCATCAACGGACACTCCTCTGGGGGTGACTATGCGTATGGAAAAATTAACCAATGTAACTTATGGAACAGCAGGCCTAACGGCCTTTTTTGCCAGTCTTTCGTTATATGAATGGGGATTTGTTATCGGGATGGCGTTCAGCATGCTTCTGGGTTTAGCCACTTATTTTATGACTCGTCGAGAACAACGAAAACGCACTCAATTATTTGAAGAGCTTGTTCGTCATGTTGACCCACAAAACCCGACCGAAACCTTAAAAAAGCTTGCTGAATTAATGGTGAAAGCGCCAAAGGATATTTAATGTCTCTCAAACAGAAAATAGCGGTGATAACAACAGCAGGAGCAACAGCCATCGCGTTAGTAGTAATAGCCCATTTTGAAGGTGTACGTTATGAACCTTATCGTGATGTGGCAGGTGTTCTAACTGTTTGTTATGGACATACAGGCAAAGACATTATTCAAGGCAAGAGATACACACAACAAGAATGTGATGCGTTATTACAAATCGATTTTATTAAGACACAACAGCAAGTCGATGCATTAATCAAAGTATCACTCGATGACTACACCAAAGCTGCTTTATATTCCTTTGCTTTTAATGTGGGTACAACCGCATTTGCTCGCTCAACATTACTCAAGAAGCTAAACGCTGGTGATAGAGCGGGTGCCTGTGAAGAAATGAAACGTTGGATATATGCAGGCGGAAAGGTCTGGCGAGGGCTTGTCAGTCGTCGAGAAGCGGAGTCAGCACTATGTCATGGAAACCTTTAATCATCATTATCAGCTTTATCCTTGCATTACTCATTACAGTCGCTGGTGGCATTTATCTCTTGATTGATAACTCATGTACTAAAGACCAAGTGAGTTTAGAAAAGCGCTGTCAGATAGCTCTCTCACATCATCGGTACTAATCATGAAATACGGGAAACTCTATGCCGTTATTACGATGGTAGGCATCATTGTGGGAGGCTATTGGGTGATTAATTGGCAAGCTAACAGAATTAATCTATTAGTAGAAACAAACAAAGAACTAACGGAGGCTCTCGAAGAACAGAAGTCTATTAATACTGACTATCAAGCACGCATAATGCGATTAAATCAGTTGGATATTCAATATACGCAGGAGCTAGCGAATGCTAAGAATGAAATTAGTCACTTGCGTGATATTAGTGAGCGTCATCCAGAGCGGGTGTACATCAAAGCCGAGTGTCCCAAAGTCAAAACCACTCCCTCCACCAGCTTGGCTTATGCAACCACCGCCCGACCTACTGACACCGCTATCCGAAATTATTGGTTACTCAGAGAGCGAATTGCAGAGTCAGAACAGATGATTAAAGGGTTGCAGGATTATATCAAACAAGAATGCATGGAATAAAAAAAAGCCCAGCATGGGTGCATGGGCAAACTAACAGGATATTAATCAAAGTATAGTGATAATTACTTAGTATAGCTTAAGTAAATATATATATCAGCAATTAGATAAGTCGTTTATCCATTAAGGAGAGTGATCATATCTTGACTGCTAGGAACAGACTAGAAGTGGCTTGGCAGTGTATCGCTAAGCTGCGAACTCTACGCATTTCATTCTGTGCATTCACCGCGCAATTAAAAACACTCACAGAACCTTACAGAAAGTCGAACCTGAGAAAAACCGTTAATGGTGTTTTCTGTGGGGCGGTTATTTCTGGTGAACAGGTTCGCTTTTCTATAAGGATTTACACCATGAGCAAATCATTAGTTTTCAAAGGTAATGAAATTACTCCATTTGATAATGGTGATAATAAGATTTGGTTTACCAGCTCTCAGATGGCTAAGCTACTCGAATACAAAAATGAGAAGTCAGTAACCAATCTATATAACGCCAACAAAGATGAGTTTTCTGATGATATGACAATGGTCACTGAAACAATGACCAATGGAATAAACAACAACTTACGTAAGAAAAAGGTCAGGATCTTCTCTGTTAGAGGTGCACATCTAATCGGAATGTTAGCTAATACAGATGTAGCGAAATCCTTGCGTCGATGGTTACTTGATCTAGCTGAAAAAGAGTCAAAACCACAAACAGGGTTAGCAAACCTTGACATGAATGAGCTTAAAACCCTGACTATCAATGAGATGCAAAATAGATTAGTAGCAGCCGATAACTGGTCGTTCGAGAACTTTGGCAGGAAAGGTAGTGACTTAATGAATTTACGCAAGCGTCACTTAAAGAAAATACGCAAAGCGAAGAAGGCAATTAAAGAACTATCACAATTAACCTTGCCTGATATGGGCGAATTTCCAGATGGAGAAGAGCCAGCATGAACCACGAACAATTCATAGAGCAGAACGTACTAGCCGAGTTAAAAAAGCTCGGCTTTTCTTTACCTGTTTGTCGTAGAGCAAGTTACATGGCGGTAGATCATTATCGCCGAAGCTCTCAAGCAAGTAGAAAAGGGCGAATGTTTGACGACTGCTTACATATTGCCAAAGTGTGGGCGAGTAAGTTCGCTAAGGAGAAAGTATGACCAAACAAGAAAAAGCAAACTTATCCATTCTCTATCGTCAATTACAGCAATCACTTGAATACTTACACTGTGGAAGAGTTGATGATGGGAGAATAGTTGCTGAAATCGTCGAGCGCGAGTTAGGCAAGTTAGTCAACAAACAGAAAACCAAATAGGCCCTAGCGGCCTTTTTTATTTAAGGAATGGATATGGCTAAAAGACCAGATTGGGAGGCCATCGAGTCGGCTTACCGAGCTGGCGTGATGTCCATAAGGGAAATAGCCTCTCAATACGAGATAACCCATCAGGCGATAAGTAAGCGTGCCAAGAAAGAAGGATGGGAGCGAGATTTAAAGGCAAAGGTTAAGGCTAGGGCTGAAAACTTGGTTGCCAAAAGGGAGGTTGCCAGTCTGGTTGCCACCGAAAAGGCTATTTCAGAACGGCAACTTATTGAGGCTAATGCCGAGGTTATCGCTAATGTCCGCATGGAGCATAGAGGCGATATTCGAAGGGCTAGAGAATTAACCAACAACTTATTTGATGAACTATCTGCTGAATGTGCTGATGTGCCAGCCTTAAGAAAACTTGGCGAGTTAATGTTTAGTCCTGATGATAACGGACGCGATAAACTCAATGAAATTTATCATTCAATCATATCTCTCCCTGAGCGCGTTAAGTCAGCCAAAGCATTAAGTGAAACACTCAAAAACTTGGTTGGGCTTGAGCGTCAAGCATACGGCCTTGATGATGTTCAGCCGAATAAGACAGCTAGTCAGCTATCAGAACTAATGGACGACTTATCTAAGGAATAATCATGAAGCCAGAACATCTTGCATTATTGAGAGATAAGCTCTGGCGATTAAATCACCTCTACTGGATAACCAATAAAGAAGGCAAGCCAGTTCGATTTAAAATGACGCCTGAGCAACTCGAATATTTTGAAGGGATGCACACGCGAAACATTATCCTTAAAGCCCGTCAGCTTGGCTTCACTACTGAGGTCTGCATTATCCAGCTAGACGCAGCGTTATTTGAGGCGGCTAAATGTGCATTGATAGCCCACACACTTAACGATTCTAAGCGGCTATTTAGGGAAAAGATAAAGTATGCCTATGACAAGCTACCCGATGAAATCAAAGCGGCTAACCCAGCGAGTAATGATGCGGTTGGTGAGTTGGTGTTTAGCAAAGGCGGCTCGCTTTATATCAGCACGTCATTTCGTGGCGGTACACTCCGTTATTTGCACGTTTCTGAGTTCGGTAAGATATGTGCTAAGTATCCAGAGAAAGCCCGTGAGATTGTCACTGGCGCATTTGAGGCGGTATCAAGCGATTGTTTTACGACGATTGAAAGCACAGCGGAGGGTCGAGCAGGTTATTTCTTCGATTATTGCCAGTCTGCTGAGAAAGCGCAAATTCAGAATAAGACTCTCTCTAACCTAGACTGGAAGTTCTTTTTCTTCTCATGGTGGAAGAATCCAGAGTATGCCATTAACCCTGTTGAGCCATTACCCCAGCGGTTAGTTGATTACTTTGATGAGATAGCCAGCAAACATGGTGTTCAATTAAACGAGCGCCAGAAAGCATGGTATTACGCCAAAGAGAAAACGCTTGGCGACGATATGAAACGGGAATATCCGTCAATACCGTCTGAGGCATTCCAACAATCGGTTGAAGGCGCTTACTACGCCAAGCAGTTCCGCTTCCTGTACGAAAATAAACGCATTGGCACACTTCCTGATAACTCGCACTTACCGGTTCACACGTACTGGGATATTGGTGTGGGTGACTCAACGTCAATTTGGTTTATTCGTGAAGTGGGCGAGGAGTTCCACATTATAGACCACTACTCAAACAGTGGTGAAGGTCTACGGCACTACATGAAAGTACTGAAAGACAAAGGCTACACATATGCAAGTCACAATGGCCCTCATGATATCGATAACCGTGAGTTTGGCTCGGATGCGAAATCACGACGTGAATTAGCGCGTGAAGGGTACGAAATAGACGGACAAATTTACTCAATCCGATTTGAAGTGGTGCCAAAGCTTTCAGTCGATGAAGGTATCGAGGCAGTACGTGAAATTCTGCCACTTTGCGTGTTCGATGAACACAAATGCAGTGAAGGCATTGCTCATCTAGAAGCTTATCGCAAAGAGTGGGATGACAAGCGGGGCTGTTGGAAAGATAAACCGCTTCACGATTACACGTCACATGATGCTGATGGATTTAGATATTTTGCGGTGAGCAGAAGAAATACCAAGCGCCCAGCATTCGAAATTAACCTAGGAACAACCTTCTGATGAGTACAACAAATGTAGATTTCACTCGACCGGAGTATAAAACGGCTGCTCCTCAGTGGGAGTTAGTGCGCTCTGTTTGTCGAGGTGGTGAAGATATAAAAAGCTATCTTCCTGAGCTTGAAGAGCAAGATAGTGAGCGTAAAAAGAAGCGCAATAAAGATTATCAAGACCGTGCGGTGTTCTATCCAATAACGGGCAATACTCGCAACGGCATGATAGGGATGGCATTTAAAAAAGATCCCTTAGTTGCTGTCGTCGAAAAGCTGTCGTGTTTAAAAGACGATGCTGACGGGGCGGGTTCAAGTATCTATCAATTGGCTCAGTCTTCACTTGAGTCAGTATTGGAAGTCGGTCGGCATGGTCTGTATGTTGATTACAACAGTGATTCGAAACTCCCGTACATATTCCAATATCGTGCTGAAGACATCATTAACTGGCGTACAGCTCGTATTAATGGGCGCACGATGTTAACGCTGGTGGTATTGCGTGAAACGGTGGAAGAAGAGGACGGGTTTGGTTTTAAGGATGAGGTTCAATACCGTGTATTGTCGATAGAAGAAGGTAAGTTTGTCTGTCGTGTCTATCGCAAGCCCAGTGGAAGTAGCGTTTTTGAAATTTCTTCTGAGTATATACCTGCGCGTGCTGGTAACGGTGTGTGGAATGAAATTCCATTTACATTTATTGGTGCACAGAATAATGATCACACTATTGATGAAGCCCCACTTCTAGGATTGGCAAAAATCAACCTAGGGCATTATCGAAACTCTGCTGATTATGAAGATTCTGTTTTCTTCTGTGGGCAAATACAACCTTATCTAGGTGGGCTAGGAACAGAATGGCGTGACTATCTAGAAAAGAAAGGCGTTATGGTTGGTTCTCGCTCGCCAATTATGTTGCCAGAAAAAGGTTTCTTTGGTTACGCTCAGGCTCAACCTAACATGCTGGCAAAAGAAGCAATGGACAGTAAACGCGATTATATGGTTGCGCTCGGTGCTCAATTGGTTTCTGCTGATAGCAAAGTTAAAACGGTTATTCAGTCTGTCGGTGAACAGAACGCACAAACCTCTATCCTGAGCATCTGTTGCTCTAATGTTTCCGATGCATGCAGTAAATCGCTAATATGGTGTGCTGAATACTTAGGTTTAGATACTGCAGGCATTTCGTTTGAGATTAACAAAGACCTCGTTAATCACATTGCCGATAGTTCGATGATCCGTGAAATCGTCGCAGCATGGCAATCTGGCGCAACGCGTAAATCTGACTTAGTGAGAAGTTTGCAGAAATATGATGTTATCGACCCCGCTGATGATGTTGATGTGGTGGTGGATGAGCTTAATAATCAAGAGCCGACAATGGTAGGTGAGACATGAGATCAGTGAATGAGCGGTTAATGGATGAATTGATTGCTCACTCCCTGTTTTCTGGTCGCTATTCTACAGGGGTGGCTAGACGCATGATAAAGGCACTTAATGAGTTTGATGCTGAATTAACTGCTTCACTTATAGTGTCTTTAGATGATACCTCCATCGATGTTAATAGTTTCACTGCAAGGCGATTGGAGTCGTTGCTGTCCAGCGTTAGAAGTATTAATAAGCGTGCAGTTGATAGTGCTTTTTCATTGTTAACAGAAGAAATGAGAGCGCATGCATTATATGAGGCTGGCTACTACCCATCACTGTTTGATGCTCTACTACCTGATGTTGTTCTACGCAAATATCCACTAATGAGCATTACAGAGGAAATGCTATTTTCCTCAGTCATGTCTCGCCCATTTCAAGGGAAATTACTTTCTGAATGGGCTGATGGATTAGAATCAGATCGCATGACACGCATAAATAACGCTGTTCGGAATGGTTATTTAAATGGTGATAGTGCGGTAGAAATCGGACGTAAAATCAGAGGACATGCAAACCAAGGTTATAAGGATGGCGTATTGCAACTAAGCCGAGCTAATGCGACGACAATAGCTAAAACGGCCATTAGCCATTTACAAGCAACAGCGCGAGATCAGTTTGCTGATGCCAATAAAGACATTCTTGATTGTAAACAATGGTTATCTACCCTCGATAATAAAACATCTCACGATTGCATTATTCGGGATAGGTTGAGATACACGCTGGAAGGTAAGCCTATTGGTCATAAAGTTCCTTATCTACAAGGCCCCGGAAAAATCCACTTCAATTGCCGCTCAACAGAAACGCTGGTTACCAAATCGTGGCGTGAATTAGGTATCGATTTAGATGAGATGGACGCAGGAACTCGTGCCTCAATGGACGGGCAGGTGCCAGCAGATACCAATTTTCTTGATTGGATACAACGGCAACCTGAATGGCGACAGCGTCAAGTTTTCGGAGAAACGCGATTCAGACTAATGAAAGAGGGCGGTATGCATCCTTCTGAGTTTTATACCGATAAGGGAGAGTTTATTTCACTAGAGCGACTTAGAGAGATAGATGGGCATGCATTTAGAGAGGCTGGATATAGCTAATCAATAAACCATTTAACAAGGTCACCTCGGTGGCCTTTTTTATTACCTAAACTCAGCTCAGGGCTGAGTTATTACAACGCGCTAGGCGCATCTAATCCCAAGGGGAATCACATGTTATTTATGAATATCGAACGCAAATATTATTCACAGGCTGATGATGGTTCGCAAGGTGGAGGTGGTGGAACACCGGAAATCACTCCAGAAATTCAAGCTATTATCGACCAGCAGGTTTCAGGGCTAAAGGCTAAAAACAGTGAGTTGCTAGGCAAGCTCAAAGAGCAAGGCGATAACCTGAAACGTTTTGAAGGCATTGACCCAGACACTGTGAAGGGCATGCTTAAACGCTTTGAGAATGACGAAGAAGCCAAGCTCATTGCAGATGGCAAGATTGACGAGGTTCTCAATAAGCGCACTGAGCGTTTGCGTGGTGATTTCGACAAGAAGTTAAAAGAAGCAAGCTCTAAAGCTGAAAAGGCAGAGGCGTTTGCAAATAAATTCCGTGCTCGTGTGTTAGGCGATGAAATTCGTTCTGCAGCAGGGAAAGCGGGTGCATTAACCAGCGCTCAAGAAGATTTAATTTTACGTGCCAAAGGCATTTTTCAGATCAACGATGAAGGTCAGGCCGTAGCCGTTGATGAAGATGGCAATCCAATCATGGGCAAAGATGGTCGCACGCCATTATCACCTATTGAATGGATTGAATCCCTAAAAGAAAGTGCTCCTCACTTATTCCCCGCAGCCTCTGGTACAGATGCAGGGAAACATAAACAAGGTGGTGCACATTTTAAACGTTCTCAAATGTCCGCCAGTGACAAGGCTGATTATATTCGCCGATACGGGCGTGACGCATATTTAAAACTTCCAAAAGAGTAAGGAAATATAAGTAATGGCTACGACGACTAATAATGATTTAGTAATTTATAACGATTTAGCACAAACTGCGTTTTTAGAACGCCGTCAAGATAATTTAGCAGTATTTAATCAGGCATCAAACGGCGCAATTGTGCTGGATAACCTTTTTATTGAGGGGGACTTCCGTAAGCGTGCATTTTATCAGATCGGCGGTTCGATTGAGCATCGTGATGTAAACTCCACAGCATCTGTAGAGAACAAAAAAATCGGCGCGGGCGAATCTGTTGATGTAAAAGCACCTTGGAAATATGGTCCTTATGCAACGACAGAAGAAGCATTTAAACGCCGTGGCCGTGATGTATCGGAGTTCTCTGAGTTAGTGGGTACCGATGCGGCAGATGCTTCACTAGAGGGTTATATCAAATACTCTTTAGCTGCTTTAGGTGCCGCTATTGGCAATAACAAAGAAATGGTGGTGACTGCGGATATTGCGACAGATGGCAAGAAAACACTGACCAAAGGTTTACGCAGATATGGTGATAAGTTCAACCGCGTAAATCTGTTTGTTATGCACTCAACCACCTACTTCGATATTGTTGATCAGGCCATTGACAACAAAGTGTATGAAGAAGCGGGTGTGGTTATCTACGGTGGACAGCCAGGCACATTAGGTAAACCTGTGCTGGTAACGGATACAGCGCCAGTAGATGCCATCTTTGGTTTAGTGCCGGGTGCTGTGACTATCACTGAATCCCAAGAGCCGACTTTCCGATCTTATGAAATCAATGACAAGGAGAACTTGGAAGTTGGTTATCGTGGTGAAGGCGTGGTTAACGTTGGCGTTCTGGGCTATAGCTGGGATGAATCAAAAGGAAAAAACCCTGATTTAACACAGTTAGGCACCGCAGGTAACTGGAAGAAGCATTTCACTAGCAACAAATTAACCGCTGGCGTCATGATTAAACTGACTGCCGAAGAGGGAAAGTAACCCTGTCAGCGGATAAAACGTCCGCTATCGCTGACAGTACAGATACAGTAACGATCACTCTTAATTACACCAAGGGCAGCTCTCCAGTCGAAGGAGCTACCGTTAATTGGTCTACAACAGGTGGCAAATTAAGCGTTACTTCATCTAAGACGGGCAAAGCTGGTGGTGCGACAGTGAAATTAACTTCTGATTCACAGGGTGAATTTATTGTCACAGCCACTGTTGATGGTGTTGCACAAAATACTGATGCAATTACATTCACAGAAAAAACTTCTCCAGACGAGTAATTTAAGGGGCTTTGTGCCCCTCTTTTTTTTGAGGTGAGCATGATTGATCCTGATAAGAACTCTCCAATATTTAATAGCTACGCAAGTGTGGATGATTTGAAGAAATACGCTGAGGATAGAAATATCACTTTGGCAGATAGTGGATTAGAGGCATTACTAATTACGGCGATGGATTATCTTGAATCGCAAAAATGGTTAGGTAAACGAACTAACCTAAATCAACCTTTATCTTTCCCTCGCTCAGGGCTATCTCGCGACGGTGTTGCCATCCCAAGCGATCAGATACCAAAGCAATTAATCCAAGCTCAATGCCGTTTAGCGATTGAATCAGTAGAAAATGACCTACAGCCCACGTTAGGCGCTGAAATCACCTCAGAGCGAATTGAGGGCGCTATTACTGTGCAATATGCCGAAGGCACTAATACTGGCGCACCAAACTTTCCTTGGTTAAAAGGTTTATTGTCTGGCTTGATTGATGTCTCGGATGGATTTGCCATTAATACATTTGCAATGAGGTAGCCATGAACATTTATCAACGTGGGCAGAGCACAGCATTAAGGATGTTGAAAAAATATGGCGTTTCCTATCAGGCTAAGCGTGATGGTAAGCATTGGGTTGATGATGAGGGGCAGGAACACTTTGAGCCAGAAACGTTATTTTCTGTTGTCGGGGTAAAAACGCAATATAAACCTCACGAAATCGACGGAACACTTATTCTCTCCACGGATATTAAAATGATACTTCCTCCAGACATTGATATTCAGAAAGGGGATAAGCTGCTTATCGATGGCGTTTGGTTGCGCGTTCATGAGCCGAATCCTGTTAAACCCGCTGATATTATTATCTGCTATCAGTCTCAACTGAGGGCGTGACATGTCAGATCAGTTTATGAGGTCAATTAACTTATTTATCGATAAATCCAATGCAGATATTGAAACGGTTGTAAGAAAAACCAGTATTCAAATACTTGCTAGGCTCGTTGATATGTCACCCGTTGGGAATCCTGAACTATGGGAAGTTAATAGGGTTGCCTCAAACTACAATAAAGCAGTTTTTGAACATAATGAGTATCTAAAACAAGATCCTAATAATTTAACACCAAAGCGACGTCAATTAAAAAAGCGTGTTCGTGTTAATGACTCTATGGATATTTATGTTCCTCATGGTTATACAGGGGGGCGGTTTAGAGGTAATTGGCAGGTGTCATTTGATGCTCCAGCGGAAGGCGAAACGGGACGCATAGATAAGTCAGGCAATATGACAAAGGCGTTAGGCAACGTTGTTATTGAACAATTTAAGGTAGGAATGAAAGCTATCTATTTCACAAACAATGTGCCTTATGCTTACCGCCTTGAAATGGGGCATTCGAAACAAGCACCTAACGGTATGGTTGCTGTGACTGCTGAGGAATTTAGTCAGTTTTTCAACTCTGCCGTATCGGAAACTAAATCATGAATCAGTCAACGATTAATACTGAAATACGAAAGCTGGTGGCGAGCATTGGCAAGGATTTAAATCTTAAAATCGCATGGCCCAATCTTCCTTTTAATGATATTAACGATCCCTATCTTCAACTCCATATCATGCCCGCAGAAACGGATAATATTGGGTTATCTCAGGATATGCCTGTTTATCGTGGTGTTATTCAAATTAATGTGGTCGGCAAAGTAGGGGGTGGAGACTCGCAACTCTCAACGATTGTTGATGACGTTAAAGCCAGATTGGAGAACGGATTAACATTAGGGGAGGGAGTCTACATTAACGGAGAGCCTAGCCAGTTCCCTCCAATTTCAGATGAAACAAATTATACCATTCCTATTCGTGCATCCTATCGATGTAACGCAATCCGATAACACCGCTTAATTGCGGTTTTTTTATACCTAAAATAGAGGTTAACAATGGCCTATAACATTCCTAATGGGTCGCGTGTTTACGTCGCAAGTAAATACGATGACGAAATTAAAATTACTGAGGCGACCAATGCCGAAGAAGCTGTGCTGACAGTTGATGACGTGGGTGACATTGCTAAAGGCGATATTGTTCATGTTACATCTGGCTGGAAAAAAGCTTCGGGTGCTTTCCGTGTTGCAAGTGTCGCTGAATCTAAAATCACCTTAGAAGGTGTCGATACCAGTGATAAAAATGTGTTTCCTGCTGGTGGCGGTACAGGAACATTAAAGAAAGTACTATCATGGGAAGTCATGCCACAGGTAATGACACTTTCTACAGAAGGAGGGGAACAGCAAACTCAAGAGGTTCAATTCCTTGAAGATGAGCAGGCAGAAACTATCGATACCTATAAAAATGGTGTTGTACAGGTTTATACCTTTGCTCACGATGCCAAGTTGCCTATCCGTAAATTGCTAACAAAATTGGACGATAGCAAGCAAGTTACCGCAATTCGATTCTTCAATAAACGTGCAGAAGAAGATCGCTATTACACAGCTTCAATTTCATTCCAGCGTGTGCCAAACACTGCTATCAACGAAGTTGAAAACGTAACAGCGCGATTCTCACTTAAATCTGAAATGCAGATTTACACCAACGCATCTTAACCAATAAATACTCACAACAGCCCCGAAACAGGGGCTTTTTAAGGACTGATAATGCCTAAATTTACACTCGTCCCAAATCCAACCTTCAAAGCTAACGTTAAAATTCCTGTTGCCGGCAAAGAAAAGCCAGAAGTAGTTACATTCACATTTAAACATCACTCAGTAAGTGAGCTTGATGGAATGCGAGAAAAACCGATTTCTGAGTTCTTTGAGCGGATTATTGCTGACTGGGCGATCGAGGAACCATATAACAAAGAAAATTTAAACATATTGTTAGATAACTACCCTTCAGCCTCTCGTGCTATTTCATCAACATATTACAACGAGCTACTAGGTAACCGCGAAAAAAACTCCTAACGGTCGCCGAGGCGATGTATGGCGGAATGAGTTCAAAAGAATCGGCTGAGTTCGAGCGCGCTTTTGGCTTTCCGCCTGACATTGATGATGTTGAGGTGTGGCCTGATGTTTGGGATTCGTATCAAGTATTTTCAGCCATGAATACACAGTGGCGCGTAGGTATGAATGGTATTACTGGCTTGGATTACAACCCATTAAACCAAATAATGGACTTACTCAACATCAAAGATAGAGCGACCGTTTTTAGCGATATCCGCATTATGGAGGCTAAGGCGTTAGAGGTAATGCATAAGAGGTCATAATAATGAGCTGATCAGTGGTAAGCGTCGATTAGTGAGTAGGAAGAGATAAGTTCGTTTTCTGAAAGCGCTAATTCCAACCTTGTACGAAGATAGCTGAGTGACGACATTGGTAGGTAACTGACGCCTAAAATCGCGTTTATAGACCTCTATAACCGTTTATAAACGAAAAAAAACAAGCTTTAATTGATAAATCTTGGTTGTAATAACGTCAAGATGACTCTATTATAAATATGCCGCTGGTCGAAAGGTTCACAAAAAATAATCCAGTACCCACTAAGAGTGTGGGTAGTTTTGTACATGCAGAGTAACTGCAATAACCTCAAAATTGTCTATTTTGTATATATGCCAGAGATCCTGGTAAGAGGATATTCATATGAGTCACGCACTGAGAAAGGCTAGTCGATTAGATATACCGCCTCGTGACAAAAGTAAAATTGCGTCTCCTAGAGCGGTAGTTGGATATAATTGCTCACACAAAGATCAGGTGAGAAATGCTTTCATCCTTGGATTTGATCGTTATGAGACGGCTATGGATAAATTATCTAAGGTGTAATCGATGTCTAGGGAGTTTGGTTATCATCTTGAAGGCGTAAATTACTTATCCGTTGATGATATAATTTATATCAATGAGGCTCTTATTAAAGCGCAAACGCCAGATGAGCCAATCCGAGTTCTAAACCAAAGCAACCTAGAATCTTCACAAGCTAGACCTAGCTTAATAAGATATTATGAACAAACAGAGGATATGTTTAGGCTATCCTCTGTTCTTATTGAAAGTCTAATCCAAAATCATCCTTTCGCGAACGCTAATAAAAGAACAGCCATGATGTGTGGTTATGTTTTTTTATTAATAAATGGCTATGAGCTTACTGCGCCAGGTGATGATATGGTTGATATTGCATCTGGTTTAGCCACTAAAAATTATAGTTGCGAAGATCTTGAAGATTGGTTGTGTCATTGGTCTAGGGAGTATGACGCAGCAGAATTATGTAATCCTGATTTTGGCAAGCTATGCTGCAGTGTGATTAAATTAAAAAACACCTAATCTTATTCAACTGAAAACTAACCCACTCCGGTGGGTTTTTTGTTGCCTGAATATCTCAAATTATTGATATTGTTTGATTGTTCTAAATTGAAATGACCGACCTACAAAATAATTGTAGGTAACTACAAAAGTTTTGTAGTTCA